GGCGTCTAGGGCCCAAGCACCGATAGCCGTGTTATCTGTGCCGCTAGTATTAGAAACCGCCGCATTTACACCAACAGCTACATTGTCATCAGCCGTGTTCGCGTACAAAGCACCCTGACCCACAGCGGTATTCTGTGCGCCCGTTGTAACGGTAGTTAACGCATTGTGACCCACAGCGGTGTTGCTACTAGCCGTGGTACTTGCGTAGAGGGCTTGCATACCCAGAGCAGTGTTACTTGTGCCTGTGGTGTTGGCTTGTAAAGTATTAGCACCTACAGCAACGTTATTAGATGCTGTCGTATTGCTGTCTAAAGCATTGTGTCCTACAGCAGTATTGGATGCGCCTGTGGTATTCAACTGTAAAGCATCTCTGCCTAAAGCAGTATTACCAGCACCCGTCGTGTTAGCATTTAAGGCCGCATAACCAAGAGCCGCATTGCTACTGGCTGTTGTATTACTTTGCATAGCACCTCTACCTACGGCGGTATTGCTTGCACCTGTGCTGTTGGCAGTCAGGGCGGCATATCCCACTGCCGTATTATCAGAAGCCGTAGTATTAGCATCTAAAGCATAGCCACCGACTGCTACGTTATCTATGCCAGTGGTATTTACTCCAAGCGCACCATAACCAAGGGCTGAGTTTCCAGTAGCAGTGGTATTGGCTTGCATAGCACCTCTACCTACGGCGGTATTGGATGCGCCTGTGGTGTTAGCAGTCAGGGCAGCATATCCCACGGCAGTATTATCGTTTGCTGTCGTGTTGGCATCTAAAGCATAGCCACCGACAGCTACGTTGTCTGCGCCTGTGGTGTTGACGAGTAGCGCAGCACTGCCCACAGCAACATTACCGGCTGCCGTCGTATTCGCCCCCAGCGCATTATCACCAAGGGCGGTGTTGTCTGTTCCAGTGGTGTTGGCGTCTAGGGCATAAGAACCGACCGCTACATTGTCTGTTCCGGTGGTATTAGCTCCAAGAGCGGCACCACCAACAGCGACGTTATCATCGGCGGTCGTATTAGCACCGAGGGCAGCATAGCCAATCGCTACATTAGTCTCGCCCGTTGTGTTCGCATCTAAAGCGTAAGCTCCAATAGCTACCTGCGAAGCGCCCGTGGTATTAGCTCCTAACGAATCATAACCAACAGCCGTATTGTTATTAGCATTTGACGCATCTAAAGCATTAACACCTACTGCTACGTTAGATGCACCCGTGGTGTTCACAGCTAAAGCACTTCTGCCAACAGCCGTATTATTACCTGCTGTGGTATTGGCTATTAAAGCTCCTGCCCCTACTGCCGTGTTAGTACCACCTGTTGTATTAGCAGTTAAAGCTCTATCTCCTATAGCTACGTTATAATGTCCTGTGGTATTCGCTGCTAATGCGCTTAAACCAACCGCAACCCCTCTTTCACCAGTGGTATTGACAAGCAAAGCACCAGAGCCGACGGCGGTGTTATTACTCGCAGTCGTATTAGCTCCAAGGGCATTGTCACCAAGAGCAGTGTTATCTGATCCTGTAGTGTTGGCGTCTAGGGCGTTGGAGCCTACGGCAACGTTGTCTGTGCCGGTGGTGTTCACGGTTAAAGCAACATCACCAATAGCAACATTGTTTGATGCTGTGGTATTAGCGTTTAATGCTTGATAACCCACCGCAACATTCGATGCCCCAGTTGTATTTGTAAATAACGCTGATCTACCAATAGCAATATTTTGATCTGCTGTTGTATTTCCGCCAAGTGCTGCCTTACCCACTGCTGTGTTTGAGTCTCCAGTAGTGTTTGCGTCTAAAGCACCCGAACCAACACTTATATTTCCAGCCCCCGTAGTGTTTACCAATAAAGCTGCACTACCAATAGCAACGTTATCTGAGCCGGTTGTCGTCGCACCCGCTGCATTGTCCCCAACCGCCGTGTTATCTGACCCCGTCGTCACTGCATCCAGCGCGTTCTCACCGATAGCCACGTTATCCGTGCCGGTGGTAATGCCGGTGCCCAATGCGCCGCTGCCCAGGCCGATATTGCCGATACCCGTCGTCAGGTCTAACGCGTCAGTAACGGCTCCGCCGGAACCTGCGCCGTCTGTATAGATGACTTTAATGCCGCCACTGGGGATGGTGACGTTGGCCCCGGTACCTTGAGAAATAACGACCTTGTAACCGCCCGTGGTGTTGTTTTCCAGTACCCAAACCTTGGAAATGGTTGAAGGGGCAATCGTGACCGTCCGGTCTTGCGTCAAGTCTTCACTGGAACTGATTTTGACGTAAAGGCTCCGAATCGCATCCGACGCACCATCCGTCATGGTGATCGTCGTATCGTCATCCGTAATGGTTTCGGTGCCTGCCGAAATCGCTTCCGCGATTAATTCCAGGTTCGTGTTGGTGGTGTCGCCCCAGGTGCCGCTTTGCTCCCCGGTAGCGATTTCTTCCAAACGAAGATCGTTCGTGTATGCACTAGCCATGATTTATCCTCATGCTGCTATGTCTTCCCAATCTGGGTTTTGTGATGGTGTGGTTCCTGACCATGTTGGGGTCTGTGATGGTGTTTCCTCAGTGTAGTCGGGGTCTTGATCGGGGACAACTCGTCCCCAGACAAGAAGGCTCGTGATCTCTCCTGTCCCGACAACCCCTTCCGGGACCACATTAGCATCAGCCGTAACCGTAAGCGATCCCACGCTGCCCGTAGCTGTGAGCCGAGTGAGCGCCATATTGGCATCAGCCGTAGCCGTAACCGAACCAAGCGCCGAAGTGCCTGCAAGTCCCGTAACGGTAACGTTAGCGATACCCGTGACGGTGAGCGATCCAATCGACCCCGTGCCTGCAAGTCCTGTAACCGATACATTAGCCACTCCAGTGGGTGTAACCGAGCTAATCGCACCCGTACCCGCGAGACCAGTAAGGGTAACGTTAGCGATACCCGTGACGGTGAGCGATCCAATCGCTGCCGTGCCTGCAACGCCTGTCGGATAGACATTTGCATCACCCGTAACTGTTTCCTCACCCAGCGAAACCGTGGTGGCATGACCGGTGACTCCATGAACAGCGATACCCGCTGCCAAAAGGGTGCCAACGGCCCCTGTGCCTGCAACGCCAGTGATTTCAATTTCATCTTCTTGGCCCCAGGAGTCCGAACCCCATGTTCCACGGCCCCAACCTGTAACATTCGCCACATTCCTCTCGCTACGCTATGCGGATCACCGCCGCGCCGGAACTCGCTGTTGGAAAAGTAATCGTAAAACTACCTGCCGTACTGGTTTTATTGGCACCAAAATCAAATACCGCGACGGAAGGGTCTCCCGTGGTCGTCTCATTAAAGATCATGCAGCCTCGGGCCGTGATCGTTGCGGTACCAAAGGTTAAATCTGCAAAATCGGTAAATGCCGTGGTACCTGAGCTGGTCGGTTCGACCTTGGTTAACGTTCCACCCTTAGCCGTATAGTTCGTACCCGTCGCTTCTTGCGACGTGGTATACGCCGTGGTAGCAGCACTCATGGTGGCTGAACTGGTGTACAGCGCCAATTTGAACGTGTTTCCACCCGTGGAAAAGTTGTGCTTGGCTTGCAAGAGTTCTTTCTTGAAGCTTGTACACATTGCTTGTGTGATTGCCATTACAGCCTCCTAATGATTGCGGCCATATCACCGTGGCCCTGTTGTTCAAGTTTATTCCCTATCGTACACATATGACTATCCACCGCCTTGTGCATGTAATCCGCAAGCAAGACTTCCACCTGCTTCTTAAACGCATACGCCTGCTGCCGTAACGGTTCTGGAGCCGTATTACTAATGCTTACAACTCTGTTCGCCGCCATCTTGGCCCATTCTTCCGGGGTATGCCCCCGATACTCCGTGGTCTCTACCCCAAGACTGCCAACTGACGCTTCTAAATCAACTTGCAGCATCAGTAACTCTTTGGCTCAACGGGTTGAACAATGTTTACGTTGTCCTGGCGTCCATGAATCGACACCACGACCTCCTCTTCCCGCTCAATTTCTGAGAAGGGTGTAACCTTTAAGTTACCTTTTTCAAGGTAAACCACGGGCGGGTTCTCTAAACGGTGGTAGCCGTAAAGTCGTTCCTTATCCGGCACATTGGTGTCCAATAATGACGACCTGGGGGCAACCCCCACATCCATACCCGCCACCATGCAGCGAGATAACCAGAACTCACAACAGGCACGTCCTAATTCGCCATAATGAACGTTGCTGGAATAGGTAAAATCAACACCAAACACGCTCAGTCGCTTCACGCCTTTCCACAAGGCGAATGCGATGGCATAGGAAATGGTGTTGTTGAAATAGCCACATCCCAGCGTCTCAACAATCTTTTCTAACGGATACAGCTCTATCGCCGGTACGCGCTCATCCAATTCGCAGGAATAGATAGGACACGTCAACGTCGGCAGAATCTTTCGCATAATCTTCGTTTGTCCGCCCGCATCGTCGCTATCAAAGAACCGCGACGCGGGGTCCATCATAAAGACCCGATCTGCATTGACTACGGCACACATCGAGTTCACCGCCCAGACTTCATCGTACTCTGCGCTGTGCGTAAGCGAGTGGTGGTAGTCCAGTTGACTGTTACCGAGCCCCAAAAGAGCTACATGACCTATTTTTTCTGACTTTGACATCAGGTTTTCTCTCGTAGCACGAGACCCGTACGGTAGCCGTCCGTGACTTCTTTGGCCTCACCAAAGGATTTCAGGCCAGATAAAGCTTCCATAAAGCGTTTTTGGTAGTCCATCAATAGTTCCGGTTCACCTTTCATAAAAGTATAGGCTTCTATAAGAGAACCGTATAGGAGCGTAACCGGCGCATTCAGACTTAGCCAAGTCGTCCCGCTATCTCCAGCAGCCGTTAAGCTCCCTGGACGGTAGTAATAGTGCAGCTCTACGTCATAACTAGCATCTGGTGTAGGACCGATCAAAAAGTTATCCACATCAAACAACGCGTAATAACGAGGTGCGCCCGTCGTCGTGGAATTTGGGTTAAAGGTCTGGATGAAATTAACATCTTTCAGCTCCAGGAACGTTTTGACGCTACTGGAGGTAAACGACAAAGAAAAGGGGGCCAAAAAGTCACTGGGCGAGCCCAGGTACTGGTTGGAAGAAGTCATCGTCCCGGTGCTGTTCTTGCGGAATTCCGTTAGCTGAACGTTCTTTAAGACGATTTCTTCCGCATTCTTGATGAATATGTCCAGGTTGTTGGTGAACGTGGTTTCATCGTTCTCCGTGTAATCCTGTATGGCCGTTTTTAGGCTGGAATACGTGAAGCTCATGAGGTCGTCACCGTTAGTTGCCCCGTCTGCCCCACGGCAAGGACAGGGATAAAGGCCACTTCCACTAACGGAACATTAAGAATGATCGTTAAAGCTTCCGGTGTGGCCGGACGCGGATTCTTTAAGGCTTGTGCTTCTGCCAGCGTACGGCGGGTGCGGAGCTGCGGCTGCTTAGATTCCCATTCGTCCCGTCCAACCAACGCGCCGGTCCACTCCTTCTTCA